AGAAAGAGAAGCACTTAATAAAATAGGAAAAAGCTCAGTTGAAGAAGCTCAAAAAGAGTATGCTACTCTAAGAGAAACAATGTCTGCTGAGGAAGCTAGAAAAGCCTTAGGTGATGATGCTTTAGCAACCCAGTTTGAACAACAATCAAATGCTGAAAGATTTGCTCAATCCATGGAAAGAGTCAAAGAAATATTTGTTTCTATTGTTGATGGCCCCTTAGGTGCAATGATGTCAGGTATAGCTTCTATTCTTTCCAATTCCATAGCTGCAAAATTAGTATTTGGAGGAATTGCTACAATTATAGGTGGTAAAATGTTAGTGGGTATATTTAAAATGGTAGGAGGTTTAGGAAAAGCATTGGCCTTAGCTCAAGCTAAAGCTGCTGCGGCACTTGTAGAAAATAGTGCTATAACTTTTGGTGTAGGAGCCCTTATTGCAGTTGGTGCTGCTGCTGCTGGTGCTGCTGCTATGTATGCTCTTACAAGACCTAAAAAGGTAAAAGATGGTGTTATAGATCCAAAAGGTGGGATTGTAATGTCAAGTGAAAAAGGCACAATCCAATTAGATAAAAATGATAGTGTAGTTGCTGGTACTAACTTATTTGGAAATAACCAATCTCAAGGTGGAGGTGGTGGTGGTGCTAGTGTTAATATGGCTCAAACCAATGCACTACTCCAACAATTAATAAATGTTGTCCAAGCAGGAGGAACAGTAATATTAGATGGACAAAAAGTAGGTGAAGTACTTAAATTAGGTTCTTTCCAAACTCAATAAAAATACAATATTTATAATAAAACAAATAACAATGGGATTATTAGACAAATTAACGACAAATGGTTCAAACTTGAGTCAATTTGATGGAACTACACCTCCACAAATGACCAGTGCAAACCCACAATCAAATGTTCATAACGAATATTCACTAAACGGAAATCCAAACCTTAATGGATACCCAGCACCTTCTAACTTAGACTTAGATGGGGTAACTCCTCCAAAGTATTTAGATAACCCACCTCAATAATATAAATTATGGGGCTTATTGACTTACAAACTGATCTTAAATCTCTTAAGTTTGGTAAAGATAGGTTCGGTGGTGGAGATAGCGGACAACCTTTTATCCAAAATCCAATCATTGATGAACCTGGAAAACTAACAACTTCAGGTACTGATTTCTTACTGAGAGGAGGAGCACGCGCACCACTAAATGCAGCTGAAGATGTAGCTAGATTAACTAAATATATGTTTAGTGCTAAATCACCAAGTGGTTTACTTTTTACTGCTAAACAAAATTTATTATCTAGAGTAGCCCCAAAAACAGAATCATCTAAAGGTTTTGGATATGCAGGTGGTGCTTTAAATGCTGGTGTTTATACACCTCTATCAACCCTAGCTCAAGCTGGTGTTGGTTTTTTAGGCGCGCATTTAAATAAGCAAGGTTTAGACCCAACAGGCCTCATAGACCCACTATCTATCAAAAATTACGAAGATATAATTAAGGAACAAGATGAAAACCGTCTAGTTACACTTACAAATTTAGTAAAAGATAATAGATCTGAAAATAATTTTAATTTCACTAAAGGGTACAACTTAAACATAGGAGATTCAATTATAGAATATGGCGGTGGTCCAGGTTCAAAGTTGGGTATTGGTAAAACTAGAATTAAATTTGCTGATCAAAGAACAGGAGACAGTAATAATTTAAAATTAGAACACCCTAAATATTTTAATGAAGGTGGAGTAAAACTCCATACATCAGATGTTGATAGTATTAAACCTTACAATTTACAAAAAGGAGTATCTCTTGACTATACAACCCTATATCCCAAATCCCTCCAAAACAATGTCATAATAGGAGAAGATGGATATGAGTTAGGATTTGAAAATTCTTCTTACTCTTCACTATATGAAGAATCCCAAGAAAGTAAGAATCTATTAAAAAGTGGTGATCAAAAATCATCTAGAGATTTATTCAATGAAGAAACAGTTGCTCCTAATGATCAACCAACATATCTTACAAGCTTAAATAAAAAATATCCAAATCCTAGTGCTAAATTAAGTTCTGAATATGCTATTGAGAATAGATTAAATTTAGGTGATCCAGGTAGAGTAAAAGGAACACATGCTACTGATGTAACTTCAAAAGATCAAGTACTAGACCAAATAAATGCTTCTCCTATATATAGAACTTCTGCTAAAAAGGGAAGAAATCATGGAGATTACAATGATATAGTTGCTTTTAGAATAGGGATTATAGATCCTGAAAATCCTTCTAAAACAACATATATGAATTTTAGAGCTTTTATAGATAACTTTAATGATTCATTTAATGCTGATTGGAAAAGTCAAGAATATTTAGGTAGAGCTGAAAAATTCTATAAATATGGTGGGTTTAATAGAGATATTTCATTATCTTTCACTGTAGTAGCTCAATCTCAAGGAGAAATGCATGGTATGTACCAAAAATTAAATTATTTAGCATCTTCCCTTGCACCTACTTACACCAAATATGGGTATATGGCTGGAAACTTAGCAAAATTAACTGTTGGAGATTATGTTTATGAACAAACTGGATTTATATCTAGTATTTCATATGACATCCCAGAAGAATCATCATGGGAATTATCTTTAACCCCTTCAATAGGTGTAGCAGGAACAGATGATGATAGAACAGCTAAAAATCCTGATGAGTTGCCATATATGATTAAAGTAACTGGATTTAAATTTACCCCAATACACCAATTCAGACCAGAGATTCAACCAAATCCAGGAGAAGGTATTGGTAAGAGATTTATAACTAATAAATTACCATTTAAAACTGAATGGCAGAAACAATTAAACTCAACAGCAGCAGAAACAGAACAAGATAGAAGAGATCAAGAAGCAAAGGATTTTGCAAATATTGTTCCACCAACAATAGATTTATCATCTGAATTTGATGATAATGATATCATCCCTGCTACAGATTTAACATAAAATAAATGAAAAGATATCAACAACAGCCTATATCAACAGACTCACAACCCCTCAGATATACAACAACTAAATATCCAGAGATTAGTAGAGATGTCAATGATGTGTATATTAATACATCCATGGGAGATCGTTATGATATCTTAGCACAAACATATTATGGAGATTCATCCTTATGGTGGATAATATCTTCTGCAAATCCTCAATATGCAGATGCATCACTTTTCCCACCTAGAGGAATACAATTAAGAATACCTGCTCCAAGTAGAGTAGCAAGTATTCTTGGTGATTATGAAGCTTTAAATGATGAAATATAAAATAAGTTATGGGAAATATTATAGGAGAAGAACTACCAGAATACACTGCCCAACAAATAAATAAAAGGCAAGCACTTCATGGTAATAGTACTTCAAGAACTCCACAAGAACTTACAGTTTTAAATTCTAACACTTCATGGGTTAAATTAGCCTCTGGGGTATCTATAGACAAAGATAAATTAAAAGAACTAGAGCTAAATGAAAACCTCTCAGGTATGGCTCTAGCTAGAGAAAATATATTATCTGGAGGTACATCCAGAAAACCTGAAGGAACAACACAAAAAGGAGGTACTCTTTCTCCTAAAAAATATTCCAATACCCCAGTAACAGGTTATGAACATACTGAAGATTTTGGTATTGTTCCTATGCCTGGGATAGAAAGTATTTCAATTAAAAACCTAAATAGAGGATCCATAAAGAAGGCAAATATCAAGCTTAAAGTTTATAGTAGAAGTCAATTTGAAATAATAGATGCATTATATTTAAGATTAGGATATACAGCTTTATTAGAGTGGGGGAATACTAATTATATTTCTAATGATGGTGAATTTAAAACTGTCAAAAATACCTTAGTAGAGGATCCAACAAGATTTTTTAATATAGCTTTTGAAAAAGACAGATCATGGAGAGACATTCTTCCAGTAATTGATGGGTATAGAGCTAGATATGATGGTAATTATGATGGTTTCTTAGGTAAAATTTCAAACTTCAGTTGGGACTTCAACCCAGATGGATCTTATGATATAAGTTTAGAAATGATTAGTATGGGAGATGTTATAGAATCTCTTAAATCAAATGTTTCTATTGATCCTAAATTAGGTAAATCTATTGATAATATCCTTGATCTCATCCCAAATGAAGAAGGTGAGGATGAACCAAATCCATTAGCTCCATATAATAATAACAATATTATAACTTCAATGTTGTGGTTATGGAAATATATAAATAAAGATGTGGATTCACATGCTGGAAATAAAGCCCTATCAATTACAACTGGTAATGATATTAGAGGTTTTATTGGTAGAATATTATCCCCAAAAACAAAATCAGAAGTTAAAACCGTTAGATATGTGATAAAAGACACTAGAGAAGATTATGTACATGAATCTAGAATTGCAGGAATACCTGATACTCCCGTAATAAGAAAGGGTGTTATAAAAATGGATAAGGAGGAAATTTTTACAAGTAAGGCAGAATCTGATGAAATTTTAAAATGGAATTTAAACGTTATAAATAATGGTTTCCGTTACAAACCATTTAAAGGAAATTATTATATAGAGACTAAAATAGTAGTAGATGATGTGTTAGCTACATCGTATCTCCCAACCTCATCAGTCATACGTTTAAATACCCCAAACCAAGACCATTATATTAGACTAAAATATTTAATGCAATACATTAAAGAAAAAATCATACCTAATATAAAAGCAAATGTTGATAGTATTACATCTAAATATCCACCCCTATTTGAAATAGATGATTCAGTAGAAAATACTTTAATGTATTCTCTCCCTAACCAAATTTCATTTGATCCAAGAGTGTGTGTAGTTAGAAATGATTCATTTTTCAAATCAAAATCCCCAAACACCCCTGCAAAAGTATTATCTGAACTCCCTGCTTTTAGATCTATAGATGAAAATCCATCTGCATCTCCAAATGTAGCCTCTATAATGAATATTTACCTTAACTTTGATTTTGTGGTAAGTAGTTTAGATTCAAACACAGATGATAGAGGTGATGTTGGGTTATTTGGGTTTATTGATGCTTTATGTACTGGGATAAACAAAGCAATGGGTGGAATAAACAACCTTGAACCCATAATAGATGAATCAACAAATACACTTAAAATTATAGATTCTACCCCAATTCCAGGTAGAACTCAGGATAAGGGTAAGTATGGTTTAGAAGTTGTAGGGTATAACCCAAAATATAATTCTTCAACATTTTTAAGAAATATAAATTTAAAAACAGCTATTACACCTGAGTATGCTACTATGATGACAGTTGGAGCAACTGCTGGTGGGTATGTTAAAGGAGTAGAAGCTACTGCTTTTTCAAATTGGAATAAAGGCTTAACAGATAGATTCAAATCAGAACTAACATCCGCTCAAAATGAGGGTGAACTTAATGAAATTGTAAGTGATGGTAATGAAGCAGAGAGAAATTATGTTAATAATTATTTAAACCAATTTGTAAAATGTTATGGTTTTATACCAACTAATGGTTGGGGGAATAAAAGAGTTTTAATTAAATTTGTTGATGATGTTATATCAAGTAATATCTCTATAGTTACTGAATACTTCAAATTCCTTCAAAATAAAAATAAAAATGGTGGTTCAATAGGATTCATCCCATTCAAATTCAGTTTTGATATGGATGGTTTATCTGGATTTAAGATATATAATAAATTACATGTTTCTACTAGATTCCTACCTAGAAATTATGGTAACACATTGGATTTTGTTATAACAGGTGTAACTAATGATGTAAAATCTAATGATTGGACTACTTCAATTGAAACAATGGTTATTCCTAAATCCACAGAAATTGCTAATTTAGAGATAAGTGATGCTGTTATCCAACAATCAATTGAAAGTGGTACCTATGATGAAGGTAGTGGTACTAATGAAGGGAGAAGAAAAGTTAAAAAATCTAGTACTCTAATAGCCTCTGGATCAGGAAGGCCTATTATTGTTAGAGATGAAAACCATAAAGAAGCTTTTAAAAACTCTTATGGCAGTTTATTAACATCAACAGACACTTTCTTTATAAGAAAAGGTAATGGGAATCCTAACTCATATGTAGAGAAATTCAATACTTACTTGTCTTCACTCCCAACAAATTTCAAAAATATAACAATTAAAACTACAGGAGGAAACCAATTAGGTAATGGAGCTGATATTGCAGAAGACTTATACAATGTTCTTGTAAAATTAAATGACATCCTCCAAAAACCAGAATATAAAACAAAAATAGGAGGACCTATTATGTTAACAGCTGGGAATGATGCATATCATCATGGTAAGGCATTAGGTACTAATTATACAGGTAAACCTTGGAGAACCACCCATGTTAGAGGGATAGCTATAGATGTTAGAACAACCAACTCAGTTTCCAAAGATAATCTTATTATTGATGCCTTAGAGGAAGCTGGATTCACTGGGATATTATACCATGATCCACCCCACATTCATGCTAATTTTCAATAACTATGAGATATTATCCAAAATCACAAATAACTCCAAATTTATACACAGATGGTTCTGAGTTTATGATTCTAAGCTCAAATCAACCATATACTGGTCCTTATTTTAAGGTATCAAATGGGGAGATTTATACTGGTAAAAACCCAAATGATACTCCTTCTCTAAAATTAACCCCAATAACCTCTCTACCTCCAGACAACATTGATGGTGATTTTTCTCCAAATGATGTAATACCTTTAAATAAGTTATATGAAAATTACCCTGAAACACCTGATTTTAATTTAACATATTCGTCAAATTCAATAGTAAATAATAGGTCTTTACCATCCCCAATCCAAACTAGACCAACTAAAAAGGATTATGATTTAGGTGTATTCTCAAGATACATTGTTAAAAAGAACAATGAAAATATCTATGTAGAAATCAATAAAGAACAATTCATCAAATTCCAAAATAGAGATGAAGATGTTGCTTGGGATTTATACACACCAAAAGAAATACTCTGGCAGATAAAAGGAGACAAAACACAAACCTACACAACTAATAAAAACACAATTGAATTAGTTGAAAATAGAGATAAATGGTATGGGTTTACTCAATGGTTTAAAGACAGATTCTTAAAATATTATAAATAATAAAAAACTCTATGTAAGATAACTTGGCTCCCATTGGGAGCCTTCTTACATTCACCCAAAATAAAAGTTATGTTTTGGTTAATAGAAAGTGAGAATCAACTTGATATGTTTAGAAGGCAAGGGCACAAACAAGCTTTTGTTGAAGTAATCCCATTCTCAAATAACATCCACCCAACACTTAACCCTGTATCATTAGTATACATTAGGCCACTAGTAAATGCGAATAAAGGCTATATGTTATCAATTCAACACAATGATGCATTTTCATTAGACTATGATGATATACAACAAGTACTAGCAGATATTGAGACCATATATGTTAGAGACAAAAAGGAGTTCCATCATTATTTTTTTCACAAAGCTTCTCATACAACACCCACACCCCCTCCTCCGTATATACATGAGTATACATCAACCCATGAATTCTACCATAGGAAATTTCCCGAGCAAGTAAACATCAATTGTATAGTACCAATTGTAAAACATTATGAGTATTGTGAGATAGTATTTGAAAATACAATTATACCAACCCCAAATACTTTCAGAGATAAAGCAGATTTGGTATTTAACTTAATTGAAAAATCAGGATTGAAACTCGACCAGGAAGTCTACAATGATCACTTTCCAAAATTCAAAGCAGAGGGAGAGATATTTACACAATACAACTTAAATACTACAACAATGAGACCTTCAAATAAATTTGGAGGAATTAACTTCTCAGCATTAAGCAAATCCACAGGTGAGCGCAAGGCGTTTATACCAAGGAATGATTACTTTTTGGATTTAGACATAGGTGCTTACCACCCAACCTTACTTGGGAAGTTAGTGAAGTATGAATTTCCTGAAGGTGACATACATAAATCATTTGCTGAAATGTATGGGGTGGATTACAAAAAGGCTAAGGAATTAACATTTAAACAACTTTATGGTGGAGTGTTCAAGCAATATGAACATTTGGAATTCTTTAAGTTGGTAAAAGTATATACTAATAACTTATGGCAAGAGTTTGAAAGCCGAGGTTACATTGAATGTCCTATATCAAAACATAAATTTGAGAAGGATAAACTGGATAATATGAACCCACAAAAACTACTGAATTACTTACTTCAAAACTTGGAGACGTCAATGAATGTTGTTATATTATGGGAAATATTAAAATTATTAAGAGGTAAGAATACTAAATTAGTATTATATGTATACGATTCATTTTTGCTAGACGTAGATAAGGATGAGGAAGATATAATTAAACAAATAGAAAATGTTTTTAAGAAACATAAATTAAACACAAAAAGTCAAACTGGGAAAACCTACAATTTTTAATTAAAACAAGTTATGAACACCACTCTCCAACCCCTTGACCATATGTATTACCAGTACGATTTTGACGTACTAGAAAATTCTTATGGTTCTATGAATAACAGATTATTTTGTACCTTTACACAACTTGATGAGATAGACAATCTTATTGAAAAAGTGACATCACAATATGATATCCTTTACAATAAAATATTCGTCTTAAACATCAAAAGTAATAACGAATACGTTATAACTTACAATGTGGATCAGGGCAATGTATCTTCAATTCCAGAAAACACAATATTGGTACACAGAAAAAAAGAAACCAATACTTTGTATACAATCAATGCATTAAATACTCTAATCAAATCTCTAAATGGTGGAGTAGTAGATACAAAATTCCCAATAGATTGGAATCACTATCGCAACTGTATACTGTTAACTCAACACAATGAGTTAAAGCAACTAAATACTAAGATTCACGATATCGTAAATCTCTAAAAAAAGTATTTGGCTCCCTAACCCTTGGTTAGTATATTCACTCACGTATTACAAAAAATAAAGTTATATTATGGATTTAAGTCTTATTAGAAGCAAAATGGAGGCTCTCCAACCTCAAACAAAGAAAAAGGAGTATGAAAAAGTAGATTATAAGAAAATTTACTGGAAACCAAAAAGTGTAGGAAAACATCAAATACGTATTGTTCCTTCAAAATTCCAAAAAGAATGGCCTATTAAAGAAGTTCAACTTCACTACGGATTGTCACAATTCCCAATTTATGCCTTGACTAACTGGAATGAGAAAGATCCAATCGTTGAGTTTACTAAACAACTACGCAAAACAAATGAATCTACAAATTGGAAATTGGCTAAGCAGCTAGATCCAAAAATGCGTTATTTTGCACAAGTTGTAGTTCGTGGAGAAGAGGACATGGGTGTTCGTCTTTGGGAATTTGGAAAGAATGTTTATCAGCAATTGCTAAGTGTAGCAGATGATGAAGATTATGGAAATTTCACAGATGTATCTAATGGATTCGATTTCACAATCAATGTTGAGCAAGGTGATATGAATGGTAGAACAATTAATAAAGTTGCTTCCATTTCACCAAAACGTAAAGAATCACCATTGAGTGATGATGCAGCACAAGTTGAAAGTTGGTTGGAAAACCAAAATGATATTATGGCGCTTCAAACACCATTCAAGAAAGATTTTGATAAGTTGAAGTCAATTCTACAAAATTTCCTTAATCCTGAAGCACAGGAGCAAGAAGGTCAAATCATTGCTGAAAAAGCATCTGATTTTGATAGTGATGTTAAAGAAGAACCAAAATCAAATTACTCACTATCTACTAAAAAATCTACAGCATCTCCAGTTGAGAAGTTTGATGATATGTTTGGTGATGATGATTCAGATGATGGTTTACCATTTTAATTAAAAAAATAAAAAGTTATGGCTAAAAAGAATAAATCTTTATCGGAAGCAGTCTCTTCCGAGCTTAAAAAGGGGTTTGACCTTAATGGGTTTAAAGCAAAAAAAGGACTTAACTCTAGTGTTAAGTTTAAGGAACAAGAATGGATTCCGCTTTCTAAAGCATTCCAAGATGTAACATCAGTTCCTGGTATTCCATTAGGTCATATTTCCATTTTAAGAGGCCACTCAGATACAGGTAAAACTACCGCGCTTTTGGAAGCAGCTGTTGCTGCTCAGAAGCGTGGTATCATGCCAGTGTTTATCATCACAGAGATGAAGTGGTCATGGGAGCATGCTCAAATGATGGGGCTAGAAGTTGAAGAAGTTGTTGATGAAGAAACAGGTGAGATTTTAGATTACACAGGTAACTTCCTATATGTAGATAGAGAAACTATCCACACAATTGAAGATGTTGCAGCATTTATTTTGGATTTGCTAGATGAGCAGAAGAAAATGAATTTACCAATGCCTTTGATGTTCCTATGGGATTCAATTGGATCAGTACCTTGTGAGATGTCTGTTAAATCAAACAAAAACAACAATGAGTGGAATGCAGGTGCAATGTCAACTCAATTTGGAAATAGTGTCAATCAGCGTATAACATTGTCTCGTAAAGAGTCTTCACCATTCACTAATACATTAGTTTGTATCAATAAAGTTTGGACACAAAAACCAGCAAACCCAATGGGGCAGCCAAAACTTATGAATAAGGGAGGATTTGCTATGTGGTTTGATGCTACATTTGTAGTTACATTTGGTAATATTGCTAATGCTGGAACATCTAAGATTAAAGCAATTAAAGATGGTAAGCAGGTTGAATTTGCTAAACGAACCAACATTCAGATTGATAAAAACCATATTAATGGTGTTGCTACCAAAGGAAGAATTGTTATGACTCCACACGGGTTTATTAAAGATGATGATAAAGCTCTCAAGGAATATAAGAAAGATCACATTGAGGATTGGAAACGTATACTAGGAGGAGAAGATTTCAACATCATTGAAGATGATTCATCAGGAGTAGGAATTGAAACGTTCACAGAAGAACCACAATAAATTATGAGTAATAGAGATATATTAAGTCTCCTGGACAATGTTCAGGAGCAAGGGGATGATTCTCCTAAGGAAAGAAGAGTATTATTAATAGATGCCCTAAATTTGTTCTTTAGAAACTTTACAGTTATACCAGCTGTAAATAAAGATGGAGCACACATTGGAGGATTAGGTGGTTTTTACCGTTCTCTAGGAGCTATGATTAGGCAAATTGAACCAACAGAAGTCTTTATAGTATGGGATGGGATGGGTTCATCTAATAATAGAAAAAATATTATCCCCGAATATAAATCTGAAAGAAATATCTCTAGAGTAACCAATTGGGAGGCCTTTGACTCTCACGCTGATGAAGATGATTCTAAAGTTGATCAACTTGTACGAATTATCCAATATCAAAGTACCCTCCCAGTTCGGTCACTCTCTATTGACAAAGTGGAAGCAGATGATATTATCGCATACTTAAGCGATACCTTGCCTAATACACCAGATGACAAAATGTTCATAGTATCTAGCGATAAGGATTATTTACAGTTAGTTAGCGACCAAGTTATCGTCTACTCCCCAATCATTAAACAATACTACACACCTTCAACAGTTGAGGAAAAATTTGGATTACCACCTCATAACTTTATTTTATATAAAGCTTTAATGGGAGATTCCTCAGATAAAATCCCAGGTATAAAAGGGTTAGGTCCAAAGAAGCTATACAAATTATTTCCTGAATTGAAAGGTGATAAAATTGAATTATCTGATATCTTATCTTTAAGTGAGAGTAGATTAAAAGAGCATGTTATATATGCCCGAATCTTGAGTGATCCAGATGCACTTGAGAAACGCTATAAAGTGATGGATTTATCAAATCCTATGATTGATGAATCAGATAAAGAATACATAGACCATTATGTTGCTACATATGTTCCTGAATTTCATCCAAAACAATTTGTTCAACTCTATGAGCAAGATGGCTTGGGGAACTTAATAAGGAATGTTAACTTATGGCTGAAAGATCGTTTTGAAAATTTAATATAAAAAAAAGTTATGACACTCCAATCAATTGACCAGTATGGTCCAAATTTCCAAATAAAAGTAATTTCAGCATTATTAACTAATAAGGATTTCTTGATTAACATTCATGATATTCTTGATGAGAATGATTTTGGAAGCGATGCTAATAAATGGATTATAAAAAATATTTTAAGTTATTACGCTAAATATCATACAACCCCAAGTATGGATATTTTAAAAGTAGAACTTCAAAAAGTAAAAAATGAGGTACTTCAAGTATCTATCAAAGAACAATTAAGATCAGCATATCAAGCTTCTACTGATGATTTAGAATATGTTAAGGAAGAATTTTCAACCTTTTGTAAAAATCAACAATTGAAAAAAGCATTATTGAGTTCTGTAGATTTGCTTCAAGCTGGTGATTATGATTCCATTAAATTAATGGTTGAAGGCGCGTTAAAAGCGGGGCAAGATAAGAAAATAGGACACGAGTATAATAAAGATGTCGAATCGAGATATCGCGAGAATAACAGAGTAATTATCCCAACTCCTTGGCCACAAATCAATGAATTAATTCAAGGTGGTTTAGGAAATGGAGATTTTGGATTAATATTTGGTAACCCAGGTGGAGGTAAATCATGGTCTCTTGTAGCATTAGGTGGGCATGCTGTAAAATTAGGATACAATGTAGTTCATTATACACTTGAGTTAGGAGAAGATTATGTTGGGAGACGATATGACGCCTTCTTCACTGCTGTACCAGTAAATAGAATTTTGGATGAGAGAGAGAAAGTTGAACATGCAGTAGATACACTAGAGGGACAATTAGTTATTAAAGAATTTGCAATGGGACGTGCAACAATCACCACAATTGAATCACATATCCAGAAATTGAAATCATTAGATATTGAGCCAGATTTAGTTATTATTGATTACGTAGATCTTCTTAAATCAAAAAGAAACTCTACTGATCGTAAGTTTGAAATTGATGATATTTATACTAGCACCAAGGGCTTAGCTCGTGAACTTAACTTACCAATCTGGAGTGTTTCACAAGTCAATAGAGCAGGTTCTAAGGATGATATAATTGAAGGTGATAAGGCAGCAGGGTCATATGATAAAATGATGATCACAGACGTAGCAATCTCACTTTCTCGGAAGAAAGAGGATAAAGTAAACAATACTGGAAGGCTCCATATTATGAAAAACCGATATGGAATGGATGGCGTCACATACCAAATGAATGCTGATACTTCTAATGGGCACTTTAATATAACAGGGGAGTTTGATGAAGAATCAGCTCCTACCCCATCTTCTGGAGGTTCATCTAGTTCTTTAAACTTGGACGAATTTGATAAAAAACATTTATCAAAAGAATTTTTTAAAGTTAATTACTAAGAGAAGATGAAGAAAGACATTTTAAAAGAACGTATAGTATATAAACCATTTGAATACCAGGAAGCTGCTTATTATTGGCTTAAACAACAACAAGCACATTGGATCCACACAGAAGTACCAATGATGTCAGATGTGAATGATTGGAAGCAAAATCTAAATGAAACTGAAAAAAATATTATAGGTTCAATCCTAAAAGGATTTGCTCAAACTGAAACAGTTGTAAATGATTATTGGACTGGATTAGTTACTAAATGGTTTAGAAAACCAGAAATCATTGCTATGGCTACTACTTTTGGTGCTATGGAAACAATCCATGCTGAAGCTTACTCTTTGTTGAATGAGGAATTAGGATTAGATGATTTTAGTGAATTCCTAGAAGATGAAACTACAATGGCTAAAATTGAAGCCCTCACTGAAGTAAGAGATAGCTTTGAAGGTGAAAAAGACTTACATGAAATAGCAAAATCATTAGCCATATTTTCAGCATTTACAGAAGGTGTAAATTTATTTTCTTCATTTGCAGTTTTGTTGTCATTTAAGATGAGAAATAAATTAAAAGGTGTTGGTCAAATTGTAGAATGGAGTATTAGAGATGAATCAATGCATTCAGAAGCAGGATGTTGGTTATTTAGAACTTTAATTGAAGAAAACCCACACCTTAAAACACCAGAATTAGAAGCAGCAATTAATGAAGCAGCTTTATTATCACTAAAATTAGAATTGGATTTTATTAGAAAATGTTATTCACTAGGTGATTTAGAGGGGTGTTCACAACATGATTTAGAGCATTTTATTAAGAATAGAGTAAACGCTAAATTAGGAGATCTTGGATATAATGGTATAGTTGATGATGTTGATTTTAAAGCAGTTGAAAGAATGAAATGGTTTGATCACTTATCAGCTGGGAAACAACATACAGATTTCTTTGCTAATAGAGTTACCAATTACTCTAAGGGTAATATGAGTTGGGATGAAAGTATATTTTAAAAATTAAAAAATAAATGGATAACAATAGTTTAATAGCAGATTACACACAGTGGGAAAAAGGTAAAGATTATCCTGACCACTTCGATGAAGTTGCTTTGTCAACAATTTCAAAAGGTTATTTAATGCCTGGAGAAACACCACGTAAAGCATATAAAAGAGTTGCTCATGCTGTAGCAATGAGATTAAATAGACCTGACTTAGAGAATAAATTCTTTAAATATGTTTGGAATGGTTGGATTGGACTAGCAAGTCCTGTTCTATCAAACACAGGTACAGATAGAGGTTTACCAATCTCCTGTTTTGGTATTGACACCCCAGATTCAGTTAGAGGAATTGGTTTAACAAATGCTGAATTGATGAGACTTACTTCTTATGGGGGTGGAGTTGGAATATCACTAAGCAGAATTAGAGGAAGAGGAGCTAGCATTACAGGTAATGGAACATCTGAAGGGGTAGTTCCATGGGCTAAAATTTATGATTCTACTATTATTGCAACTAACCAAGGTTCAGTTCGTAGAGGAGCAGCTAGTGTTAACTTGGATATTTCTCACCCAGATATTGAGGAATTCTTACAAATCAGAAGACCAAAAGGTGATCCAAATCGTCAATGTCTTAACTTACATCAGTGTGTAGTTGTAGGTGATGATTTCATGAAACGTCTACAAGATCGTGATAGTGAAGCTATGAAAATTTGGCTTGAAGTACTTAAATCACGAGTTGAAACAGGTGAACCATATATTATGTTTAAGGATAATGTCAATAAAGATAATCCTTTAGCATATAGAATGAATAACCTAGATGTTAGTATGACTAACATTTGTTCAGAAATTACATTACATACAGATGAAGAACATTCATTTATTTGTTGTTTATCTTCTCTAAACTTAGCTAAGTATGATGAATGGAAAAATACTGATGTAGTTGAAATCGCAACATATTTCCTAGATGGAGTAATGGAAGAATTTATTGTTAAAACTAATGGTAAAGATTCAATGGTTCGCTCTCACAGACATGCTAAAAAAGGAAGAGCATTAGGTTTAGGAGTGATGGGGTGGCATACATTCTTACAACAGAAAAATCTCCCATTTAACTCTATTGCTTCAACAGCTTGGACTCACACAATATTTAATGATATTAGAAGTAAAGCAGAAGCAGCATCTCGTCAATTAGCTGTAGAATATGGTGAGCCATTATGGTGTAAAGGAACTGGAATGAGAAATACCCATGTAATGGCAATTGCTCCTACAGTATCTAATTCAAGATTAAATTCATGTTCAGCTGGTATTGAACCACAACCTGCAAATGTTTATGTATTTAATGGTGCTAAAGGAACATTTATTGTAAGAAACCCAGAATTAGAGAAATTACTAATTGAGAAAAACAAAAATGAACCTAAATATTGGGATCAAATCCTAGCAGATAATGGTTCAGTAGCTAATTTACCAACTGATGTATTAACAGAAGAGGAAAAAGAAGTATTTTTAACCTTCCCAGAAATCAACCAATTAGCATTAATCCAACAAGCAGCTGTACGTCAAAAATATATTGATCAAACACAATCTCTTAACATTGCTTTTGATCCTACTGACTCTCCTAAATGGATAAATCAAGTTCATATGGAAGCTCATAAATTAGGTATTAAAACTTTGTACTATTTACGAACAGATTCTGTCATTAAGGGTGATTTAGGATCACGTACTGCCGACTGTGTTGCGTGTGATGGGTAGCATTTTTATGCAGAAGTTACATTTTTTTGTATAGATGTTTAGTTTATAATGATGTATATAGATAATTAGTATATAACATTATACAAATATATAATTAATTAAGGGGGTGATTTTCCATTGCCCCCTTGTATTTATAACCATAGTGTTATAACTAAACTTAATATATTTATATCAAATGAAACCTAATATACAAAACCTAATGAATAGCTATTTGGATATAGTAATTTTAACAATTACAACTTTCTGCTGTTTTATCGCTTCTTATTTTTTAGAAATAACTTTAGCTAATTATGAGCAATTTATTGCAACTGTGATAATAGTATTACTAGATGGATATTTTGGGATGATAGCTGGAATAAAGAGAGAAGGATTTAAAACCTATAAAGCAATTAAAATTCTAAGAACAGCAGTAACTTGGGTTGTTATACTCTCAGTATTGTTAGCAGTTGAAAAAGGATTTAAAGGAACAGATTGGATAAGTGAAACTGTAATGATCCCATTTATAGTATTCCAATTAATGAGTGCCCTAAAAAATGCATCAATGGCTGGATATATAAAACATGATGTTTTAAATAATATCCTAGATAAGTTTGATAAGCATAAAGGAGAAAGAAAATAAAAATAAATAAAATAAAAGTTTATGAACCCAACAACAATTCAAGCAGTTGAAGAGTATGTTTATAAAAACTACCCAACTCACACTAAAAAAACTCTTATTATTAGAGATAAAGAAAGTCATTTCCAAATTCTCTTACATAAAGATAGTTCACCCCTAATTTTAAGTAAACAAATTTTAAATTAAAAACGTTATGTTATTAAAACTAATTATAATCCCTATTTTATTTGTAGTAATTGCTATTACTATTGTCAAAAAACTTTACATTAAAGAAAATCTTAAACATTTCTTTAGAAATAACAATAAAAACTACATCCCAGATGGTGTTGAAGATATTGTTGATGAAGTTGAAGGAAGAATTGAAAGAATGAAAGAAGAAATAGAAGATGTAAAAGAATCTGCTATTGATCTTAAAGAACAAGTTATTGATGTAGTTGAAGCTGCTAAAGGGTCTGAAAAGAAAAGAAGAGGAAGACCTAAAAAACAAAAATAAATCTAAATTAAATATATTTAAGGGGAGATAGGAATTTTAAAAAATCCTTGTCTCCCCTATTTTTTTGACTTACATTTACGAACATGAATAAAAAATTATTACCCTGGTTATTACTCTTTTGTGCACTTGGATTATCAGGCACAGCAGCTTATTATAGTGTAATTGGATTATCTATAGTATTCTCTGGAGTAGCATTACCCGTTATTATAATGGGATCTTTTCTTGAAGTATCAAAACTAGCAATTGCAACTTATCTCCATAGTCAATGGAAAAGTTCAGGTATAGGATTGAAACTATATTTAACTAGTGCTCTTGTAGTACTATCAATAATTACATCTATTGGTATATTTGGTTTATTGTCTAAAGGATTTAGAGAAAACATCACAAAGTTAGATATATCTTCAAAGCAGGTAAAAAATATTGAAATTAAAAAGAATAGATTTGCTCAATCTAAAGAAGAGTACGTTTTAGAAAAACAAACTATTGATAAAGATATTTCAAATCTAAGAGACGCTCTAGCTACTGGAACTACCACTCAGTATAAAGATAGAGAAACTGGACAGATTATTACTGTAAATTCTTCTAAAATTAGAAAAGTATACCAAGACCAATTAACAGAAGTTATTGCTAGTAGAGATACTATGGCTATAAAAATAGAAGCTATGAATGATAGCCTAACAGCTCTTGACATTCAGATTCTAGAAATGGAAACACAGAACGAAGAAGCAAACGAATTAGGCGTAATACAAACTGTAAGTGAAACCATTGGTTGGTCATTGACAGATGTTGCTAACTTATTTATATTAATGTTAATTGTAGTATTTGATCCACTTGCTATTTCATTAGTATTAGCTACTAACTCTGCATTTAAAAACTCTAAATCAAATAAATCAACCCCTATTGAAGTTGAATCTGTTGTAGAAGAAGAAGAGGAAGAAGAATGGGATGAAGATCATGCTCATGATATGGCTCTAAATGCTATGGTTGAGGATTTTACCGAGGAGGAATTGGAAGATTTATTTACTGAGGAAGAAAAAGAAGTATATGATAACATCCAGGCTAATAAAGAAGTAGAAATATCAACACCAACACCTCCATCAACCCAAAATGAGATTGAAAATCTCCAAAAAGAAATACATAAATTAAATAACTCCTCAATTTCATCTAAAAAAAGGGGTTTAGCAATTGCTCATTTAGAGAGTCAAATCAAAAAACTTCAAAGACAAATGGATGCTAATAACGAAAATCAAATAGAATATTAATATCCCTTGTCTTCTTGGGGTATGTTTCGTATATTCCATCAAAATAAAGGTTATGTTATATAATATATCAAATCCTGATTTAGTAATTAGAGAAATAAACAAACTCCAACCATTAAACTATAATAGATTTTTTTGGTGGAGAAGATTTACTAAACCCTTCAAGGATTTACCTCAAAATGCACCCTTCTTAGATAAAATTATTAATGGTGACTTTGAATTCTCCCATTTTTATTTCCAAGCTTTATATTGTGAGATGGAAATCAACCAAAAACATAAAGAATATAGAGGAGACATTCAAAAACTCTTAGAAAATGATGGTGTATCATTCCAGAGAAGAAAAAAATTGTGGGAAGACTTTGAAAAATCAGAAGCATCCAACCTCCAAGAATTAAGGAATAATTTCCTGATCCATTTTGATATTACTAGAGATCAATATGAAGAAGAGATAGGTGAATTTGATGGTACAACTGAGGAATTTTATTACTATATCAGAAAGAATTATGAAGCTACAGGGCGTACATATAAAAAAAGAGGAAGACCTCCAAAAAATAAATTGGAATACTAAATAAGAGTTATTATATTAATCAAAAATAAAAGTTATGAAAGTATATGAATTTTGTGGTGATAGTTTTAACTACAATAAAATCAATTTTGCTAAGTTTTTTAAAAAGTTTTATATTATATTTTTAGTTTTTGGATTAGGTGTAAGTTATCTTACAGTCCAAACATTTAAAACATTTTTCTTACCTAAAGCAATTGAAAAAGAAACAGTAATAATTAAGGATGATTTTGAAAAGATTCTTATAGCAAATACTGAAAATGAATTCTCAAAAGAGAAATTCACAGTTAAATTAAAATCATTGAATCTTAAATATCCTCACATAGCATATGCTCAAGCAATGCTAGAATCAGGAAACTTCACCTCTAAAATATTCAGAGAAAACAATAATATGTTTGGTATGAAACAAGCTAGAGTAAGAATTAACCTAGCTAAATCAACCCAATATGGTCACGCTTATTTTGATACTTGGGAAGATTGTCTATTAGACTTTGCCTTTCACAGAGCAACGTATTTATCCAAACTACGAACTGAAGATGATTATTACGCTTATTTAGGCAGAAACTATGCTGAAGATAATGGGTATGTAGTTAAGTTAAAGAAAATGGTTAAAAAATATAATTTAAAAGATAAATTTAAATAGAATGGTTGAGTTTGTAAAACATTTCCTAGGAATTTGTGGTGAGCATTGGCACCCAAATATTTTCCACTTTATTGCAGGTGGGCTAGGAGTAATACCTATGCTTTTGTACATTAAAAATAAAATAAAAAATTATGGTAAAGGTAAGTCATGAGGTGCCATTCTCACTTTTAGAAAAAAGTAGAGAATTTAATGATTATGATTATTGTCTTCCCCACTTGTTAGATCAAAATGAAGATTATAAAAACTTCTTCTATGAATCTAAAGCAATGGGGAGATATATTATTATGGATAACTCTTTACATGAGTTAGGAGAAGCATATAATACAGATAGACTAATGTATTGGGTGAATGAAATCAAACCTAATGAATTCATCATTCCAGATGTATGGGAAGATAAACCTGCATCAGTTAGAAATGCTACTATTTGGTCTCAAGTCCAACTCCCAAAAGAAACTACTAAAGTTGCTGTAGTTCAAGCTAGTAATGAAGCTGAAGCTATAGAATGTTTTGAAAATTATTTACTTTTAGATTATGAAAAAATAGCATTTTCTTATGGTGCAGCATGGTATACTGAAGTTTGTCCTCACCCTAATAAGGACTTAAGTAAAGCAATGGGTAGAGTTATATTTGTAAATAACCTATACTCTAACCTTAGAATCCCAGAAAAAACAAGACTTCATCTACTAGGTACTGCATCTCCAATAGAGTTTGGTATGTATAGTAACATCCCAAACCTAGAAACTATTGACACCTCAAATCCAATTATGGCAGCACTTGAGGGACTTAAATATCATGACTTAGGATTAGATTATAAACCAACAGCTGATATGAATAATTTCCAGGATATTGATATTAAGGATGTAGATATGGAATTAATTGAATTTAATACAAAATCGTTTAAAAGTATAAATAATTTATAAGATGGAAAACATACCAAGTGATTTGTATTATTGGAAAGCCATAGTGAATGGTGAAGAATGGATAGTAGATGGGATGACAATTGTGGATAGTCTAGCTAAGATTATAAATGAAGAACCAGATGCTAATATTGAATCAATAGAAAAAACATTAATAACTAAAATAATGCTTTAAAATGAAAACTACAGAATACTTAAGTTTATTTGATTATTTGAGAAAACCTGCGGGTAAGGAGTTAGGTAATGAAGTGAAAAGAGTTGCTGACGAGAATAATATCTCCTTCAAAACCAGACAGATTAGCAATCCTAAATTTACAGGTACAGTTTGTTTATACCCTGAATCATTCCTAGAGTTTTACTTTAGAAGACCAAATAATGAGAGTGATTTTGAGAATTATGTACCTGATTTCCCAATTTAAAACTAAGTATATGAAAACATTAAGCAATTTTTTGAAACTGTTAGTAACAGCTGTAGCTTATCCTTTTATGGTAACTTACATCTTTATTAAATCATTTCTGTAGAAATATTTGGATACCCCATATGGAATCATTATATTTACCCAAATTATAAGTTATGAACAATAAAAGAGATAAAAACCCACAAGATGATATGTGGCAACAAACTATCCAAAAATTAATGGATGGTTATAGTCGTCTACGTTTATCTAATGAAGACGAAGAAATAATTATTAAAATCGCAAATAAATTATGAGAACAAGAAAAAACAACATTAGCACTCTTCAACGAATTGAGTGTTTGAAAGGGTGGATGGCTTCTAATAAGACCATCAAGGAAAGTAGAAATAAAGCAAAAATCAAAAAGAAAAAAAACAGATAAAAACCGGATTAGCCTATATCCCTATAATACCTGGCAGTTATAAATTAAATACATTATGAGTAAAACACAAAAACATGTAGTATTATCTCTAAGTGGTGGTATGGATTCAAGTACACTACTACTTAGATGTTTAAAAGAGTATGACACTGTAACCGCTATTTCGTTTGACTATGGTCAAAAACATAGAATTGAATTAGAGCGTGCACAATCGTTAGTAGATTATTTAAATAGCAATTGTGATGAAAATGATTGTTATAAGGGTTGCAAAATTAATTACCGTCAAATTAAATTGGATGGTCTAGTTGATTTACTAGATTCAGCACTTGTATCTGGTGGAGATGAAGTACCAGAAGGTCACTATGAGGAAGACAACATGAAAGCAACTGTTGTTCCTAACAGAAATAAAATATTTTCATCTATTGTTCAAGCAGTTGCATTGTCAGTTGCTAACAAAACAGGAGAAACTTGTGATATTGCTTTAGGAATTCATGCAGGTGATCATGATATCTATCCAGATTGTAGACAAGAATTTAGAGATGCTGATATGATAGCATTTAGATTAGGAAATTGGGATGCTGATAAAGTTGAATTCTTTACACCATATTTAGATGGAAATAAATTCACAATCCTACAAGATGGTGAGGTGTTGTGTGATGAATTAGGTATTGACTTTGATGGAGTTTATAGCCGAACTATGACTAGTTACAAACCAATTTTCATTGCTCATACAGTTACTGAAGATGAAGTGTTTGGTGATTGGTTTGCAGATTATAAATCAGCATCATCTGTAGAGCGAGTAGAAGCATTTTTGGATCTTGGAAGACCAGATCCAATTGGATATGCAGATGAAAATGGTCCTGTAGAGTGGGATAAAGTAGTAGAATCAGTAAGTGCAGTATTAACTAATTATTCAACAACAAATGGGTAAATTTCAATCAAGTAAAGTATTTGACGGCTTTAGCACAGTATTTCGTCAACATTCAGCAGAAGGAACACATTGTAGATTTGTTCATGGATATGGTATTTCATTTAAAGTATATTTTGAAGGAGAATTAGACCATAGAAATTGGGTATGGGATTTTGGAGGTATGAAACGTGCCAAAACCTTAATTGATGGTATGCAACCTAAAGCTTGGATGGATTATATGTTCGACCACACTTTAATTGTAGCTGAAAATGATCCTGCAATTAATGCTTTCAAACAAATGGATACAGCAGGTGTAGCTCAAGTTAGAGTAATACCAGCTACTGGAGCAGAGAAATTTGCTGAATTTATCTTTAATAAACTAAACACCTTTGTGTTTGAAGAAACTGGAGGTAGAGTTAGAGTTACTAAAGTTAAATTTATGGAGCATGGTAAAAATGCTGCATATTATGTAGAAGATTAAAACCATGTTAGTGATTAAAAAACCACTTAAAAAAATTATATGTTAAAAAGAATAGAAGATTATAATAAAGTATTACCAATTTTAGAGTTGTATCGTTGTGTACAATCAGAAGGAAGTAGATTTGGTATCCCTACAATTGCAGTTAGAACAACAGGATGTACACACAGATGCTTCTTTGGAGAAGGTGGATGGTGTGACAGTTGGTATACTTCAATCCACCCAGAAAAAGGAACATTTTCCTTTAATGATATTATTAAAATATATGACGAAAATCCACACGTTAAGGAAATGATGTTAACTGGTGGTTCTCCAACAATGCATCCTGCATTGGTAAATGAATTAACACACTTCGCAAATGAAAGAGGTATTCTCATTACTATCGAAACTGAAGGATCCCATTACCTTGAGACAGATTTTCCATTGGATCTTATTAGTTTGTCTCCTAAGTTCAGCAATAGTGTTCCCGTGGTGGGGGCTGTTACACCTAATGGGGCTGTTGTAAATGAAAGAATGGTTAAAACTCATAATCGATTGAGATTAAACCATGAAGCTATTGATAAAACATTAGCCTATCATAAAGATTACCATTACAAACCAGTATGGGATGGAACAGAAGAGAATCTAGCTGAAATTGAGGAATTTAGAGTTCAACATAATATCCCAAAAGACAAAACTTACATTATGCCAGCTGGGGATTCAAGAGAAACTCTAATTGAAATGTATCCTTTAGTATTTGAATTATGTGCTGAAAAAGGATATAGAATGACAGGTAGAGATCACATCATTGCTTACGATGATAAAAGAGAAGTTTAATCTAATTTAAAAAAACTCATGGGAAACACCAGAAAAATACTTCAAAAAATAGCTTGGAAAACCAATAAGTGGACAACCAAAATTAATTTACTAAGCATCTATTTAGGTGGAGACAGAAATAAATTTGGATTCCAGATACTTAATGTAGATAAAGGTATATTTTGGTCAGGTTCATTGTTTGAAATTACCTGGTGTTTTCCAACAGTTACCCATGGAGGGGAATTTAACATTGATCTCTTATTTATATTTGAAAAGTGGGATAAATGGTGTTTAAATTCAAGAGAACAGCAGATGTGGGGTTCAAAACTTAATCTCTGGGAAAGATTCAATTGTTATATTAATGATAAAATAACTTCAATCAGATGAAAAAATCAAAACAATATTGGTCAGTAACAACAACATTTGGAAACTCATTTAGTTTCAAATATACTTTAATTAAATAATTATGAAAAAAATACTATACTTCTCAGCCACGTGGTGCGGACCATGCAAAACATTCAAACCAAAAATGAAAAAACTAGCAGCTGAGGGATTCCCAGTTGAATTTTTAGATGTTGAGAGAGATTCTGGATTGACTATGAAACATGGGGTTCGAAATGTTCCTACAACTATCATAACATTTGATGGTCAAGAAAAATTTAGATTTATTGGAGTTAAACCAGCAGAAGAAATAACTACTGCATATAATAGTTTGCCTTAGTAAGATAATTTTCGTATATTCTACCAAAATTAAGAGTTATGAGCAAAGGTAGACCACCAAAAGAATCATCTTCAACTGTTGTTGTTTATAGAAAGAGAAAAAATGGAAAGGCATATATGTCTGTATTTAAAGACATTAGTGTTGATGATATCATAAATGGTAGAAAACGCATTCCACTACTTCCAGATAACTTTATAATTGAAGAAATTGGATTAGGTGAATCACTTATTGAAACATATAAGGAAATGTATGGTATTAAAAAATTAAGATAAATGAAATTACTTTTTAATCAAAAACAAATAGACAAATCAGTATCTATAATTGCTGAGCGTATATCTAAGGATATGGAAGGGAATGATACTCCAAGTGTATTTGTAGGTTTACTTAATGGTGGGTTTATGTTTTTTAGTGATCTAACAAAACAAATCACTCACCCAATTGAATGTGATTTTCTTAGAGTTAAATCATACTCAGGTAAAAAACAAGGAGATATTTCAATTCTTAAAGATTTAGAAACTCCTATTAAAGGGAAAGATGTCTACATAGTAGATGATTTTTATGATTCAGGTAAAACAATGGATACTATTGTTGAATATCTTGAATTAAAAAAACCAAATTCAATAAAAGTAGTAACTCTACTAACCCGAGACTTCTCCCCAATTCCAAAAGTTCCTTCATACTTTGGTTTTTTAATTAAAGATGAGTGGGTATGTGGTTATGGGATGGATGATAGTAAAGGATATATGAGAAATAACCCAAACATTTATGAAATTTAAGCTTGGATAAGCATAATAAGATAATTATATTTACAACATGGAAAACAAAAGAAGAAAAACACACAACAACTTAGAAGTTGTTCAAGAAGGATTTGCTAATGGGGTATCACCTAATTTCCCCCTATCTGACAAGCAAAAAGAAAAAATGATTAAAAAGGCAACTGTAGCTTATGGTAAGTTCCTAGATGCATTAGATTGTGATTGGAGAAATGATCCAAATTCAAATGATACACCTCGTCGTGTAGCTAAAGCATATGTGAATGATTTGTGGGCAGGTAGATATACCCAAATGTCTCCTATTACATCATTCCCATCAGATGGATACGATGGTATTGTTATTGAGCGTAATATTCCACTTACCTCTATGTGTTCACATCACCACCAAACAATTGGAGGAGTAGTTCATATTGGATACATTGCTGGAGAAGATGGGCAAGTAATTGGTTTGTCTAAATTAAACAGAATTGTTGAATTATTTGGTCGTAGAGGTGCTATCCAAGAACAATTAACATCAGCTATCCACAATGCAGTAGAGAAAATTACAGATGGTAATATTGGAGTTATTGTTACTATTGTTGGTACTCATAACTGTGTAAGTTGTAGAGGTGTTAAACATCAAGGTGCAGCAATGGTTACAACTAAAGCATCTGGTGCGTTTAAAGACAACAAAAATCTAGCACGTAAAGAATTCTTTGATTCTCTAAAAAT